TTATTCTTCAAAATCCAATTCAATTTGCTGGGAACCCTTAATATGTTCCAACACCTTTTCGATGATAAATTCACTTTTTAGCCCATCACTTGTTATTTTTCGATTTGTCCTTAATTGAACCTTAAGAATATCACTAGAGCCAAATTGTGTTTTGTTTTCAATTACAGATTTGATAAAATCTTCATCTTCTATATTGGCAAAGAAATGACTAGACCCATCAGAAAATTTCCATTTTCCATGCTCAAACGCGACATTAATGATTTGCAAAAAATCTTCTGAAACTGTTGACTCTAGTTGCTTATCGTCGGGATTTGGCACATCAAAGTTGTCAAGGTCTTCTTTTTTAACTATAATTTTATTGCTTTTTTTAGAATTAATTTCCATGCCGTCAATGCCTTCTTTTTCGAGTGGTTCAACGACATTTCTTAAATTGTTTCTAAATTCAACGTCTTGATAAGCTTTAAGAGAATTTGCTGTAGTTTCAATAATTGTCCCGTCTGTTAATGTTAACTTTACATATCCTTCTGGACATTCTTTTTTTGTCTTTATCTTGTTTTTGTGCAATGGTTTAAGTAACGAAACTGCGCCTCCGAACGTTTCGACATAAACAACTAAATTAGCAAACGCTGTAGATTCCTTTCCAGAAAGCATGTCTATAGTTTTACTAATAACATCTACGCCATTTGCCAAAATTAAATCAACGACAAAAGACCCTTCCTCGGTTGCTTTTATATCAAGCGAAACCTTTTTTTCATTTGGATTTATAATTTGTTGAATTTCTTTGAACGAATCCGAAAGTGCGATCAAGGAAGAAGCAAGCTCACGAACCGGCATTCTACCATCATTTATTGAAGCTCCATAATATCGAACCGAAAAATCGTATGTTGCCATTTAACCTTCACCCATTTTTATCCTATTTACGTATGTTATCATTTTTGATAATTAAAGACAACAACAAAAGCCCCCCATCTGATCAGATTGGGGGCTAAGGTTTATTCAGTTTTCTTATCTTCTGATTTCCCAAAACCATTTGCAAAGCCATCAATAATTGATGTGACAGATTTAGTAGCCGTTTCATTCAATCCCGTTGAAGCAAAACCAGCCCATACACCTAGTACGATGTCTTGAACTAACTTTGTGTCTTTGGTATAAAACGACAAGCCTATCGCTACCAATGCACCTACAATTACGGCAATCAAAGGTAGCAGATGATTATTAATTTTGGTAGGTTTCAGAACCTGTACAATTAGCCATACGATCACTAGAATTGCAATATTTGAATCTACATTAAATGTCATTATTTCTCCTTAATACTTTAATGTTTGACCAGGACAGATCAAACTAGAAACGCCGTTCATTGATTGTAGATGAGAAACGGTTGTCCCTAATCTTGAAGCAATTAACCAAAGGCTGTCGCCTGATCTAACAGTGTATGATTTCGTTGTTGAATAAGATGTGGTACCAGAAACCTTTAGTGTTTGTCCCACATAAATGTAATTGGCATTTGAAATACCATTCAACGCTTGTAAACTAGCGGTTGTTGTACCGTACTTTGATGCAATCGTACTCAAGTTATCACCATACTTTACTGTATAAGTGCTTGTTGAAGCATAACTATTTGTTGTTCCTGATAACTTCAAAACTTGACCAACGTAGATATAATTAGGGTTGCTAATGCCGTTCAATGAGGCCAATGTTGCCGATGACGTGCCATATTTAGCGGCGATGGTACTAAGGTTATCGCCTGATTGAACTGTATAAGTTGAACCTATTGACGTAGATGGGACAGGCGCTGAAGTAGTTGTAACAATTTCAACGTTTGACTTATTAGCCCATGACATAATACCACCTAGCAATACTTTGTTACCAGATACTTGAACAACGGTATATGACTTACCCTTGACCCATGATGGAATACCTTCACCTGATGCCCAGTTGGTTGCACTAAAGTTAACCTTAACTGTGTCTCCTGCCTTAATATCAGCCTTATAGGTATTATTAGCCGCTTGTCCGGCATTGGTAGCTGGAGTACTAGTTTCTGGTTTAACCGTCGTCTTACCAGAATTACTAGTAGTTGAACCATTATAGCCATTATCTGTGATACCAGTTAAATCAATATTGCCATCAAGTCCGCCAGCTACATAAGTAGAAGTGAACTGGACAACGCCAATATTTTTGAAACTAGGGAAATAATTGTAGTTTGGTGTTGGTGTTACTGCATAGTTAGGATATTCAGCTAACCAAAGTTGTACGTTGTCTGCAATACGTGACAAATCAGTATTGTTTTGCAAGTAGTTTAGGTATCCGTAGACCATTGGTGTATAACCAGTCTTACGAATTCTGTCCATAGCGTGCAAAATAACATCTGTATTTTGATATCCACTTTCAACATCTAAGGCTACAATCGAACCTTTTGGTGTTTGAACCTTTGGTAAGAAGTAGTCTAGCGTTGAATCTGCAACAGCATAACTCGTAATATTTTGCCACCAAATGTACGTATGCATTCTCTTACCCTGAGCAATACCCGAGGCTATTTGGGAATTATAGGTGTATTGGCCATAAAGACCATTTCCGTTATAGCCGCCTATTTGAGCAATAGCGAACTTATCACTAGCATAACCAAACTGTCCTGCTGTGCCATTATAAATAGACCAATCTACACCTTGATCACCCTTAGCGGCAAATACTGGTGATACTGATACGCCAAACAAAAAAGCAGCGCTTGCTGAAGCGACTACCCATCGTTTTAATTTATTCATTTATTTTCCTCCAAATAAAAAAGCTAGGCATTACGCTTAGCTTCATGTTCTGCGGCAACTTCTTCAACCTCTTGCCAATCTGAATTGGTTTGGTAATCAACAATAGGCAAGTCCCTGCACTTTTGATATATCTTTTCTCCAGTTCCGTTACCTTTTAAACCGTGGTACGCATTCCAGGTATACTCCAAGTCATCAAGTTCGCTTAAGGTGATTTCACCACGTTTAATATACTTACCGCCCTTTTCATACAACTGTGAATGAAGCGTGGCTAGACTAGCTGATTTCAATAGCTTAAATTGACTCGTCCAAACCTTTATCCATCCGTATATCGTTGTCCCAGTTAGTGCCACAATTATTCCCCCAGCCCACCCTATTTCATCAAATAATTCTCCCAATGCTCCGTGCATTATTCACCTCCTTTATGAATTCGTTACTATACTCTCGCTCTCACTTACCGAAGCTTCAGATTCGTTCGTTGCTAGAGATTCTGAACTAGAAACAGAAGTCGTTTCGCTCACACTAGTTGATTCAGATTCTGAAACACTCGACGGATGAAAATCACTGTCAGTAACAAGCGAATCAACGTCATTTTTTATACTAGCAATAAAATTATTCAAAGCTGCATCAAATCCGTCCTTATTAGCCAAATATTTATCAATAGTATTGAAAGATACCACAATGTTACTAACAGTACCGTTATATTGAGCTGAAAAACTAGCTACTTGTATACCGCTTTCATCATTAAACGACTCATTGTAGTATATTGTGGTACTTTTATTCATTAAATCTCCTTATTTAAGTGGATAATTAAATGTGGCACAAACATTAGCTCGTCCTAAACTATCTTTTTGAAAATCAACATACATGAATCCGTCTGCTCTTATATTAATTCCTACTCCTCGTGGATAAACACCATCATAAGCTAATCCTGTTTCCACAATTCTCTCTCCTGGACTAAATAAAGGAGTTAACGTGCCTATTTGATTACCGTTAGTAGTTTTTGAACAATCACACGTAAATAATTTAACGTATACAATATTGTTTATGAGACGATATTTAGCAATTGATGCCTTTGCATTTGGAGCCAAAGGAATATTTAGCCAACCAGTATCAAACATCAAATTTTGAATAATAGAAGCTGTTGCCGATGTCGATGAAGACGTGAAATTAGCTATTGGTAACTGATAAATGAAACCGCCATTATTAATATCATCCTGTGTTAAATTGTCAGTCGTAATCACTGATAAATAAGTTTGATTCACTGTTACTGAATAACTAGAATCACCAATATTGCCTACTGCATCATTTTGCTTAGTTAAATCAACCGTAACTACAATTTTTCCACTTGTTCCTGCTGGTAATGTGATTGTTTCTGGAGATAGTACTTCTATCAATCTGCCTTTTATAATTACTTGTCCAGTACTAACTGTCGCTGTTAATCCGTTCACAGTAACGTTTAGTTTATTACCTCGATCTAATATCACTGCTTGTTCGTTTGTAATAGCAGAATATAAACTTGCATCATTAGCTGGGCTAACAAAGTTTCTATCCGATTGGTACATCGTCATCGTCATGTGTTGTTTCCTTTCTTAAGTAGTGCTAAATAAATCAGACTTTCCAAAGCGCAGGTTTCCAAATGTTAAATTGATTAAGTCGCTACTGCTGCTCAAACTATAAGCGCTTAAGACTGATTTATATTGTTTGCCGTTGTAGTAAATATTTGATTGCAACCCTAACTTTATTTTAGATAATGGTAAAAAATTGTTATCAAATGTAGTTGAAAACTGAATATTATGACTATACGTATTACCAGACAAATTACTTGAGGCAATGGAATCATAAGTCGGATTATCGGTAGCTGTCTTGTCAAATAGATACAGTTGCACCTGTGTGGGCTTTACAACACTATCTGTTAATTTATTAGTCACTTCCCCATCTGCTTGTAACCAATAAGTTGACAGCACAGAAGGAGCTTCCATATTTGTACCCGCTTGATCAACTATCTTCAACTCGTTGTTGTAACCTCTTAAATATCTACTATCACTAACCGTCCAATTTACGAAATCATAAACATCATTTTTGATGTTCCAAGTATCGGTCACTTGATGAACCGTAATTTTTGGATAATAAAAAGGAACGTCTTTTGACATTCCTTGACCAATTTCAGTTACATCCATAACCACGTTGTGCAACTTAAATCCTCTAATCATATAATCAATAAAATTGCTAGTTGTTATTTCTGAGCTGGTAACCGCAAATGGCGTACTTGTTGTACTAAATAATGAGTAACTCAAAATATTTGTAGAAGCAGTAGAAGTGAAGTAGTTTTTCATCAAATTAACCAGATGACTTTCATAGCTATTACCACTCTTGTTGCCTACTAAAATATCACCGTTAAGAACATTCCATATATAGTTAGCTGTTAACGTCATAACGTCAGTAGAATCATCTGTATCAACAGTATTTAACTGACCATAATAAATAATTGTCGCTGAATTTAACTTTTTGATTGCGACATAGTCACCTACATCTATTGCTTTACTCTTCACCAATGTAAATGTTGAAGATGCGTTAGATAATGCATCCATCTGTATCTCATATGATAAAAGCGGGTAAGTACCTCTAATAGTGAGGTCATCACCATTAAATACAGTTATCTGTAATGCTAGGCTCATACTAACAGCCTTTCCTCTTTAAAGGTAATATTAACGTCAGCTGCCTTATCCAAATAAAACAACGCCACCGATTCACCTACCGGTATACGGACAAAGTTAGTTTTACTAAAATCTTGTAATTGCGAAACATCTACATATGTTCCATCTTGATTATAAAGACGCGCATATTGTGATTCTGGATAAGAACTGACAATCAGTCTTTGTGTACTTGCTATTGTTAACAAGAATTTATCAGTGCCAACCATGTTTCCATTTTGAAATATTGTCCAACTTGGTTGTACAGAACAGGGACCGCTAATTGTAATCACAGAAGGACTACCTTCTTGTACACCAAAATATTCTGAATGATTAATTAATCTCATAGCTTTTTCGGTACTACTTGTATTAGATTCTTTATAAACATAGTAACAAGATGGGTTAGCCATTAGTCCCTCCTTTCATTGATAATTTGATAGTATTCATAATCAAATTTAATATCGGTTGAAGATGTAATTGCTATTCTCTCTCGACTTCGCCCACGGGGGTATTTAGCCATAGTATAGACTTGCCTATCGGCTGTTAAGTGCTCTATCGTTGTTCGATCAACATAAAATTCAAGCCATACATCTGTCATATTCGACATAAATATTGGAAAAACTCTATCTTTACTAAAGGCGGCATTCTTCGTGAAATCGCTGCAATAACGATGGACTGTACAAGTCATAGCACTAAAGTCAAAGGTAAACTCAGCGTCATACCCGTTTCCATAAAATTCCACTCCTGCCTTACCCTTATAGTTGCTCATGTCTTTCAATCTTAACTTGAAATAAAAAGCATCACCTTTAAACATCGGCAATGCTATATTAGATGTTAGATTGTTACCTATAATGGGATTATCTAAATAATCCTGCACAATTCCTAAAATGTCATTACTAAACCAATAATTATTATCAGTTTTGTGTAACTTAATTGAGCGTGTTAATGAGCCGTTCCCCATTCGTCCATCGTTAGGCACCATTGTTGAGTAACCCCAATTTCCTACCCAACCGACTGAAAGCACATGGTCGTTAACGTCAGAAACAGAAGTATCTGCAAATACTTTAGAACCATAGAAGTCCGGTCCTCTATCAATACGTATATTTTCCTGTTCGGGGACAAATACATAATTATTATCTAAATGACCCACAGAGGCAAATGTACCTGTTGACGTCTCATCTCCACCATTTCCGCCATAGAATAGTACCCATTTTTGATTATTTTTATCTCCATCAATATTCATTACAAATAAATTAGGGCATTCAAGTAAGCTGTTTGGTGCATTATATGAACCTTTATAAGCATAACCACTAGTTGGATTGTCAGAAACATATACGCCAAACTTAGCTCCTTCAGCCATATACATGATCCACTTATTATCCATATGGAATAAAAATGGATCTCTAAAATCTGGATAAGTACCATCAGGTTGTCCGTTTTTTAATACAGGTTCTGATTGTAAAGCTGTAAAGTTATAGCCGTTATCTGTTGAATAATAAGCCATAGTATTTTGACCTTTATCACCACCATAACCTGTTGCAAGTGCAATTAAGGTGTTTTGACCCTTACCAAAGTAGTTACCAACATCTTCAAATATAGTTCCGGTAGCTACATCTCCCCAATTCGTTTTGTATTTATGAATAGCTACCCCTTCGTAATTCCATTTAACCCAATCTGCAGTCGTAACATGGTACCATTCCGTGCCGTTTCCTCCTGTCTGATTGCCATCTGAATCTAATCTTGAATCAGCATTGTACAAAAAATATAAATGCCATAATCCATTTCTATAAAAGGCAGACTGTATATCGTTCATAAAACCAACATCCGGCATTTGAAAATGAAAATTGTTTGAATACTTATCAAACAAAGTATTGATAGAAGGTGCATGAATCTCTAAATTACTAGATCCATCAAAATTAGTACCGTTAATCATAACTGGTTCTTTTAATCTAGTTGATGTGGCCGCGTTGCCATTTAAGTTGCCATTGGCTCCCGCTGAAAATGTCTGCAATTCGGTAAATGTATTGGCTTCAACTGTAGATGCACTATTATTTCCGTTAGCAATGCCCTTTTCTATTCGATTTAAATGCGCCGAAGTTATCTCGTCATTAGGTTGCCATATTTTAGGTGTGAAAGCCATGTTGTCCTCCTTAATTTTCAATGTATGTTATATCTGCTTTGGCTAAATCAGCGTACGGTTGATTATTAGAAACTGAATAATCACCAACTCCAAAGTAACCATAATTCCAGGACTTTTTAATATGATCAATTTCAATTCCGTATACTTTTCCGTAATTAGCTAAGCCATCATCTGCGTCATAGCTCCTATATTCAGCTGTTTTATTGTTGTACCAAGGATTGATGAAATCGATAGCGAATTGTTCAATTAGTCTATCAACTTGTATAACAGTAGTTCCGCCTATTTCTGTTTTGGTCAAACTAGATAATACCGCGTCACGATACCAGCTTTCTGATTTTGTCGTATAGATCAACGTCAATGGTTCATACGCTAAAAAACTAGCAAAATCAGAAAAAGTTTGATAAGACCGGCTTTCAACCGAGCCAAATAAAATATTAAGTGACATCTGTCCCTGATGAATAGTTTTTTTAGTTGGTTTGAAGTAGCTTTCGTACTGACTATAAGAGTTTGAAAAAACAGCTCCTAATCCTGTAGGTGTGTAGCCAAATAAATCGTCAGAATCTAAATCAACTACTTCCCCTCTTGAATTTTGTAAAGTAAACATGCTCACGCCGTTATTTAAATTACTATTCACTATATGTACTCCTTTCTAAAACCCGCCCCGAAGTATTGTGTATTTATTGGCGAGTTTTTGGTTTAATTAGCTGATCTAACTGCTCTAGCAATTACAGCTTTAGAAAACTTGTTCATAGCGATGTCATCTACTGACTGATTAGCCTCTGTTGTTTGACCTAAAATACCTGACAATAGTTGAACCATTGAACTTAGTAATTGATTACCTTGTTCAATTTTATCTTCTAATGCGGAACTGTCACTAGTTGCTGATGAACCTGTTGCGCCATCTCTAGCAGCCATAGCTACAGCAGTTTTGCCAAGCAATTCAAATCCACGTGATGACTTCATACTATCAAGTGGAATAATCATTTCTGGTTGATTACCTTCACCAATTTCAGCGATCTGATGTTGAGTAATCAAACCACCGTTAGCATATCCATGACCTTGTCCTAGGAATGATAAATCATTACCATAGGTGTGCTTAGCATAGTTAAGACCTGCTAGCAAAGAATCGTACCCGTTGAATGGGTTACTGTGTCCTGGGAACTTGTAGGCATTGAATGTAGCACTAATAACCTGCATAAGTCCCTTGGCTAGGTCACCTGATGCATTGTTAACATCGCCGATGTTACCCTGTACAGCTTTTTCATTACCGCCTGATTCAGTTTGTATCTGACGTAAGACCTTATTAACCATAGATTCAGACGTGCTCAATCCGTTAGCCTTTAAGGCATCTACAACCTGTGAACGCCATCTAGATACACCAGCACCGCTAGGAGCACCTTTACCGCCTCCACCGTCACCAGTGTTGGAATTGTTACTTGATATAAGCTTCTTTAAGAAGTTACCTATACCCTTGATACTTTCATCTACCATACCCTTAGATGAAGCATGTCCTATATCACCTACTTCTGGTATTGAGTTAACATTAAAGGCTTTAGTAGCAATATCTGTAAGACTCTTAATAGGGTCTGTAATCTTAGATAAGGCATCACTAGCTGCATCTGAAACATCATCCCAAATATTGCTAGCACCCTTAGTAACTGAGCTAATGAATGACTCTAGACTAGAAGTACCCTTAGCGTATCCTGGTAATGTCTTACCTAATCCACCTTGGAATAACTTAGCTGTGTCTCTAGCATTCAAAATCTTGTCACCTGGGTTTAGATTAACAACCTGAGCACCATTGTGACCTAATAGGTCTATCTTGCCTGAATAAGGTGAGTAACGGGCTTCTATACCTGCTTCACCTACTAAGGCTTGACCACCTTGTGCGCCATCACTACCTGTTGCATAGGCTGGCATACCCATAGGTGTGTAACTATAGTTACCTTTAGTAACATCAACACCTTTAACACCAAACCCTTTAACAAGTCCATTGAAAAACTGTCCTATGTTACTCCAGATATTGTTAGTACCCTTACCTTGCTTAGAAGCAGCTTCCATTGAGCTATTAGCTTGTGCTACAGCATGACTAACAACCCCGTGGCTCTGTTCCTTAGCAGCGTTCTTAGAATCATCACGTTGTTTACGTGCTTTATCTACAACATCATCACGTTGCTTTGTTGCTGACTTAAGGGCTCCGTTATACTGGTCTACTGACTTATTGATAACGTCTTCTTTTTGCTTATTAGCTTTATCAACAACATCTTTATGTTGGTCTTTAGCTTTCTTAAGTACATCATTATGTTGCTTTGATGCTTGCTTGACTGTGCCATTATATTGGTCTACGGCGTGGTCGATAGACTTTTCTTTTTGGCTATAAGCTTCATCAGTAACCTTTTTACGCTGTTCCTTAGCCCACTTACTGTTACCTTTATACTGGTTTTCAGCTGCTTTTACAGTGGCATCATATTGCTTATTAGCACTCTTTTCAGCTGCCTTGTACTGGTTTTCAGCAGCTTTCTTAACGTTTTCATACTGGTCATCTGCTGCCTTTTTAACGTGCTTATACTCTTTATCAGCAGAATCTTTAACTTTGTCATACTGCTTTTCAGCTGCTTTAGTTACTGAGTTATATTGCTTATCTGCTGCATCCTTAGCAGCCTTGTACTTCTTATCAGCATTATCTTTAACAGTGTTATATTCTTTTTGACTCTTGTTTAATAAGTCTTGTAGTTCTTTATTAGTTAGCTTACCTTTAGCATCTACAAGCTTGCTTAGTATATCTTGCTGTTTTTTGCTTGATACCTCTATCTTTTGAGTAGCTGTACCGTGTGCTTTAGCCTCATCTAATGATGTTTTAGTAGCATTTTTAACTGTAAGGTCGTTAATAGCTTTCTTTTTGTTCTGGTCATCCTTTTCAAGGGCTTGTTCCTTCTTTTTCTGGTCTTGCTTAACTTGATATGACTTAGCACCATACAAAGCAGCATCATTAGCTATCTTGGTGTCCCATGACTTAGTATCATCACGCTTTTTCTTGTTAAATGATTCTTCTAACTTCTGGCGTTGGCTTGCATAATACTTTGATAAGGTAGTACGGTCTTCCTGACTAAGCTTTTCAACTTTCTTACCTTTATCAGCTTCCTGTTGAATATCCTTTAGGCGGTTTTCGTACTCTTCCTTAGACATTAAGCCATTTTTTCTTAACAGTTTAATATCAGCTAAATCTCTTTCAGCCTTTTTGTCGTAGTACTTCTTAGAAGCTTTGTCTAACTCTTCATAGGCAGACTTAGTGTCTAGCTTAGGTGCTTTAATTGTTATCTCTGGTTGCTTCTTAAAAGCACTCTTAAAGGTATTATGAAACTTGCTTACTATCTTTTCAGCTGTCTTAGTGCTTCCTAAGGCATCACCAATAGAAGCCCCTAATAGTCCGCCTGCTACTGTACCAGCTCCAGGTATTACCGAACCAAGTACAGCGCCTATTGTTCCACCTATGGCTGTTCCAGAAGCTTTACCAGCTGCCTTAATCTTGTCCTGTGACTTGTTAGAGGTGAATGCCTTATAGATGGAATCACCAACATCAAACGCTGTTATAGCAGCTGATATTGGGGCTACTACCTTACTTGCAACCTGTCCACCTATAGAAGCAACTTTACCAACCTTAGAAACTTTACCAACTGTTGATATGGCACCACCTGCACCTGCTGCTCTAGAGCCTATTGTTTCTGCTTCTGTGGCGACTGTTTTAGCAGTACCCCCTACGCCACCACCGGCTGATAGGGCGTTATTTTCCATCAGTACAGCGTTTTGCTCTTGGATTGCCTTAGTCTCAGCTTCAATACCAAGTACCTTAGCACCCCATTTAATGCCACTAGCTATACCACTGAATGTATCTAGTACTGTGTTGGCTAACTTAACCGCTCCGTGCATACCCTTAAAGGCTAGATTAATAGCTATGATTGATTCAGCCATTATCTTAAACTGCTCTGGGTGTTTCTGAGCAAATTGTCCTAGGTCTTCTAGCAAAGGCATAGCTATCTTAAGGGTATCACCCATAACACTAAAGCCTGTACCTGATAAGTCCTTAGTGGCACTAAAGAATCCTATAATAGAATCCTTGTGCTTGGCAATATAATCACCAAACCGCTCTATGTTCTTTGCCATGCCCTCTAGGGACTTATCAGCTGCTTCTGTGAAATCTTTTGCCTTAAACTCTTTACCGAATGCCTCTGTAATCGTGCTAAAGGCATGTGATATTGATTCACCTACCTTGTTGAACTCTTTTTCAGTCCTGTCATCTGATACCCACTTTGATATTGCACCAAAGATAGGGTTTTTAGCATTCATGATAGGGCTAATTAAAGCACCAGCTAAGGCTTCACCACGGGCTGATACGACACGTTCCATACCTGATGCAGTCTGCAACATGTTTTCACTAGCTGTCTTATACTTGTCACCCAGTTCATTCATAACCTTTTCAGCATCTTCGGCTGATATTTTACCAGCTGACATCTGATCACGGAGCTGGGACATAGTTAAGTTGGTGTTATGTTGTGCTTCCTGTTCGAACTCTAACAGTTTTTCACCAAACATTGGCAACTGGTCTGTGATAACGTTGAAATCACCTAGTTGCATCTTTGATGAGGTCATCATGTGAGTAAAGTTAAGCCCTAAACGCTCTGTAGCTTCTGATGATAATCCAATAGTATCAGCCATAGTCAATACAGACTTAGTTAGCTGTTCTGTAGGCTCTTTTTGGTTGAATACGTGGTAGAATTGCTGTTCAAGTTCGTTAGTTAAGTCTGTCGTCTGACCAAAAGCAGTAGATATGCTCTTGATACCAGATACCATCTCCTTAGACTTATCAGCATCGCCCGTTAGAGTAGTCCAAGTGGCATCCATAACTTGCATTTGCTTGTTATATTCTATGGCACCTTGCACCGTCTCTGAAAGCTTTTCTTTCATCGTTTCAAAAGCATTAACAACAGCATTGGCTGCTAAGTTACCTAAGAACACTGACTTGAAATGACTAGATGTACTTGTTAATTTGTCATCTAATTCATTTAGCTTATTTTTAGCAGATGAGATACCTCTAGTCTCTGGTTTGATTTCTGTGCTATTAAAATGCTTGATGTCACGTGTAGATTCAGCGACCTTAGCAGACATCTGCTCAACTCTTAATTCTTGCCTTTTGTAGGCATCTGAATTTTTATCGCCCGATTCAGCTAACTTACCAAGTTCTGTCTTTTGGATGGATAACTGCTCTGTGTAATTCTTTTGAACGTTCTTAAGATTTTCAAGCTTAACTTTATTAGCTTCATCTTCACGACCTTCTGCCTGTAATTTCTGAACTCTAGCTTCGGTTAAATCATTTCCATGCTTTAACTCGTTATTGAGTTTAGCTAGTCCCGATTCTTGGTAAGTATAAGCTTGTTTAGCTTTTTCAAGTTGTCCGTTATAAGAAGCATATTGACGTTCTGCTTTAGCTAACTCACTAGTAAGATACTGCTGTAAATCTTGCCCCTTCTTGGTGCTTGTGTTTACATTGTCTAAGCCACTTTTAAGGGCTTCTATTTTATTTTTTTGGGCTTCTAAGGTACTTTGCAGTCCTTCGTATTTAGCTTTGGAGGAGCTAACCGCATCTCCTGAAGCCTTATACTGATTTTCCAATATTTTAGCTTCAGCGCTACTGTTTTTTACTTCACGCGTTAATTCTTTTAATGCTTGTGAGGCACTATTTGAATCAAGCGTTAAATTAGTAACCATTTCATTAACGATTTGTTTAGCCATTATTAACCTCCTTTCTAAATAGACTGTTCTGCTGTGTCTGGATCAATACCTAATGACTTCATGAACTGCGAACCGGTCATTGGTCTTTCTTCTTGACTTTGAGCACTCAATACTTCATTCAAACGATAAAAATTTTCTTGTTCAAATTCAGATGGTAATATGTGTAGGTTTGTTAAAACATTTTGTTCGTTATAATCAAAATCTTTTATGGCTGTATCGAGTGCGTCATATTTTTCTCTTAGGCTTCTAAACCCACTTCTTCGTCAGTTGCTTCAACTGTTTTAATTCCTAAAATTTCCGCACTGATTTTATTGGCTAAATCAACTGTTTCGTTAAAAGTCATATCATCAATCTTTTTAGCTTGTGCCGTTGTCAATCGAAGAGTATTTGTGACATATGAAATCATTTCATCTTGAGTAGATAACATCAAATCGAGCATTTCTTCAATAGCATCTTCGCTATCTGCGCTTGTTGCTTGTTTAATCTTCATCTTCACTTGTGTTTTTTGAATTTTCCAAGTGTCACGTACAACTTTGTTAGTCGGCTCCACTTCGATTGCTTTTTTAATACCCAACTCTGCTGAAACATTAATTTTAACTGACATAATTTTCTCCTAGTATTTTTGTTTTGGAGCCTCGTTTTGAGACATAATAAAAAGCCACTTTCGTGACTTGTAAAGATTATTGACCACTGCCCGTTGTTGAACCACCAGATGCAGCAGTTTTGAAAACATCTGATAACATTGCATCCTTATCAAACTTTGGTGCTGAACTATAGAAGTACTTACCAAAGCCGTCATCACCACGTTCTAATCCAGCAATAGTGATTGCATCAGTCGTACGGTTATCATTGGCGTTGTTAGAAGTCAATGTTGCCCCTGCTTCTGATGCAGTACCCATATACATACCTACATAAACTGGCTTATCAATGTCGAATGCTTCTGCTGATTCTGCAAGGTATGCTACACGGTTGTTAGGGTCAGCCTTACCAGTGATAGTAAAGCCGCCTTTTCCATCAGATGGCATTCCAAGCGCCGCCATTTTAATTTCATTTGGCAACGAGTTAACTGTAAGCACAGTTTGAGCAGCACCCTTACCAGCTGACTTATATACCAACTTGTTGTTACCAAAAATGTCAGTTGTTGTACCAAACAAGTTAGTTAATGCAACAGATGCCACACCGAATGAAGTGTCAACCGTAACATCAAAAATTCCTGTCTTATCTGTTGCAGCTTGATCAGTGTACTTAAAGATTCCATTAGTACCCGTCAGCACATTACCGTTTTTGTCTACTAATGCAATTTTTGCACCCGCAATTCCTAATGTTGCCATGTATTATTTCTCCTTTATGACTTTGTTCCGTGTAACTTGAATAGTTTGATAATCCTGTGCAGTATCTGGGTCAGTTTGGCGTCCTTTAATATCATTGATTGTGTATCCATTGGCTGTTAAAAACTTCATCAGTTCAATCTCAACATCGTCATAATCCAAATCACTATCCAATGAATAATAAATTTGAATAACGATATTTTGTTCAATAGTATTAAACGTATCGTTACCATAACTACCCAGATTACTGTATGCATCCCTAATTAAAAGAGATGTCTGACTAGCAGGCACCTCTTTAGGAATTAACTTAGGATAAACACCATCTGTCCAAGTTACATGTTCTTTAATTAAATTAAAGGTATCCATTACTACTGTCATGAACCACCTCGTTTCTTATCTTGTATTTTTTTAAGCACTTTCGATTGTGCTTCTAAGACTTCTTTTTGCGATTTGTCTCTGGCATCGTCAATGAAGCTATCTCCTTGAATAAAACGTGTACCATCATTCAGGAAATGCGCAATACGAGCATGATTGGCATCTTTTTTAGTGAATCCAACGGCTGTACTGCCATCTGCCTTAGTTCCGTCTAAATTACCAACATCTATGCTATCAGCCAAATGGGTCATTTTACCAATTTCACGATCAGCATTGTAATGACCAGCATCTTTTGTGGCTTGCTTAAAGTTTTTAGCAAGTACATCAGCACCAGCCTGTGTCACCTCTTCACGTTCTTCAATCGTCAAGTTAACAACACCGCCTATGTCTTGCAACATTTCATCAAGCTGCTCCGATAAACTAGCCATTTTTCACCACTTTCTGCAAAGTAAGTAAATCAAATGTTTCCCGTGCTGAGCGGTCATCAGAACTAATCAAAATAATATCGTAAATATCTTGACCAATTCTAACGTTTAACGATTTGTTGACTGCATCGTCATGTCGTATTGCAATGAGTTTAGTACCAGTAATCGAGTTACCCATAAACGTGTATTGTTGGTTTAACGACTGCGTACGGTACCCAAACCATCTTGAAAACGATGCCACAAATCCTTTTATCGGATTACCGTTCTTCGGATTATAGCCAGTCGTTCCTTCAACACCAAATTCAGCCCGTTCGTTAAATTCAAGTGGGTTTATCGCCATCGAATACCCCCTTATCTGCTAAATAATCAGCATAACTGCCACGTAATTGAGCAATAATTGAATTAGTAGCTAAATCCACCGGAAATGCTTGAACTAATGACAGCGATGTTCTGAACGTATAATAGCCACTTGCTAAAGCAATGGTAGCTACATCTACAAGTGAAGAGATATTATTATCAGCATAGAATTTGTCGTCATCAGTACCAATAGCATTCTTAATATAGTTAGTCGCTGCTAAGATATACCCCTTTAACAAATCATCATCAGCCGTAGAATCAACTCGCAAAGATACTTTTAAATTATCTAAAGTTACCGTCATGCAACCTCCTAAAACCCGCCCATTTTCATGTACTGTTTATTTCATAAGCGAGTTAAAAATAAATTATTGACCACCTGTTGCAGCAGAAGCAGCAAAATTAGCTGTTTGATTAGCGACATCTTTAAATGAACCGGCAACAAAAGCCTCTGTATCTGTTGATTCAACATCAAAGCGATCAATCACACGAATCTTAGTCAAGTCCTTTTCAAAAGCACCGGCACCAATGTTCGTTGATAACAATGACATTTGTTGACGGTCAAACAACGTTACCGCTTGCTTCAAATCACCGAAGTACAGCGGGTGTGAACCTGATACATCTGGCAACCAGCGGTCAGCCAAGACTTTAACTTGCTTACCATCGATAACCTTAACATCTGATTGTGTTGGGTCTGGTTGTAGCAAATAGTTTCCCATTGCGTCCTTTACCTTATTCAAAACAGCCAATCCTGATACGTTAGTCAAGAAGAATGACGTAGTAGCAACAGCAGGGTCAACGGCAGTTGATACCATATCCTTGATGTCATCAAACTTAGAAACAGTTGGCTTCTTTGGTACAGCGTTCATTACCGCGATGATGGCTTGGTTACGTGTAACCACTACCTTTTTAGCAATCCATGATGATAACCATGCCAAGATGTTTTCGGCAGTATCGTTAAGCAATGTATTAGTAACTGTTGAGATACCAGCATAGCGCTTGATTAGGTACTTAACGATTGCTAACTTAGGGTCATCATTGTCACCAATAGTTGCATCATCTGCGTCCAAGTTCGCCAAAGGTGTGACATCAGACCACTTTTCATAAACACGTGAACCTGACAAAGTTGATACTGATTCAACATTGACATATTGTTCCAAGGCATCATATTGACGAACAAGCGCGTGAATAGCTGTTTGAATATCTTGTGGAATAGTCAAACCAATAGCATTACCATTCAAGTCAGTGCTTGAGTCAATTTGGTTAACAACACTAGGAATACCCTTGATCATGCCCTTGAAATTATCAACAAACTTTTTCTTCAAGTCATTCTCTTTTAGTGTTAATTCTGGTGTTGGCTCTACGTTGTCATCAACTACGTTCTCAGCTTGTGCTTGAACCAAGTTTTCGTGTGCCAAATCACGCTTAGCGATTGCATTTGTAATCTTTGTTTGGATGTCGGCAACATCTTCCGCAGAAGTAGCATCATCATCAACCATGAGCTGTGCTTTGTTTTGCAAATCAGAGACTTTTTGTCCCAAATTCACCCATTTTTCATTCAAATCGTTAATATTTACTGCCATATTAATTATTTCTCCTTTGTTTTTCCTAATAAAATAGCCAACTTACTTTGCTTTAAATCGCTAGTAGGCTGACTATTTTTTACTTCTTTTTCTAGTTTTGCAGTCTTTTCGGACTTGTTCAGTAGATTAAGTAGCTTGTTAACGGCTGATTTAGGCACAATATTAGCTGTTGCGTTTGAGAAAGCCGCTTGTTTTTCATCAACAAACATGATTTCATCAGCAAACCCCTTATCAACGGCTTCTTGTGCACCAATCCACGTCTCTTGAGCCATCATATTAAGCAAGTCACCTTGTGGCATGCCTGTTTTAGATTCGTAGGCACTGGCAATCGACTTATCAATTCCGTCCAGCACATCAATTTCATGCGCTAGATCATCTTTGTTTCCGCCTCCGTAACTAGCTGCCTGATGGATCATAAGTTGAGCAGTTGGCGAAATATTAACTTTGTTTCCAGCCATGGCAATAACACTAGCAGCACTGGCTGCCAAACCTTGAATGTTAACCGTTACATTAGCCTTAGATTGGCGTAACATAGTGTAAATTTCACTAGCAGAAAATACATCCCCACCGTTTGAAGCGACATTTACTTCAACGTCATCGTCATCAACTCCGTCATTTAGGATTTGAGAAACCGCACTTGGTGATGCACTAGGAATACCAAAGAAACTATAAAACGCAGCAGTTTCATCATCGACAACCGTGCCTTTAATATCAATTGTTTTGGTCAATATCTTCACTCCTTTCTATTGTAGTATCAGGGATATCTGGCATATCAGGCGGTAGATACCCTGTCTTCTTAAGTAACCACTTAGCTTCAGCAGCCGTAAGTGTGTTACTTTGCTTAAATGTGTTTATATTAGTGGTGTAATCATCATTTACTGGGTCAATAGCTGGTTTAATGTCGATATCAACCGAAGATGATTGCTTATTTGATAATTCGCTAGTGATGGAACGCCCGAACCTCATTAAAGCTTTGGCATAATCACCGCCTATCATTTTCAATGAGCTTTGTTGGTCGCCTTGTCCGTTCAAAACTGAATCAGGTATACCATAGGCTTTAGCGATTTGTTTTGAAGTCCAATCTGTTTGAGCAAGTAGTTTTGAAACATCCCCTTTAATTTCTAATGGTGTGTATGTCTCTAACTTATCAATAACGACTGGACCGCCGTTGGAATTATTGATTTGGTTCATGAATTGCCGCGACAAAGCAGATTTATGCTTAGCTTGCATTAATCCACCTCCGTCAACTTCCAAAATACCAGGTGTCAAAACAGATTTTGCTAAAGCGTTGATAGTTAGTTTGTTAGATGAATCTTTAATTTTTAACTCACTAGCTAATGACCGTAATGGACTAATTCCTGTTGCACCACCATTCTGACTTAGCAATCTAAAATGAATCATGTCGCTTGACGGTATGCTTTGTTTGATACCAACTAACGGTGAATCAAAGGTAGCATTGTAATACAGACCAGAATAATCATCTAATGGGAACACGCTAACCTGACTAGGTCTTAAATACTCCCACCTGACATCTAATCCATTACGATTGCGCCAACGATAGACAAATGCCTCGCCACCTAGCAGTAGTTGAGCATAAACGGCTTGCCAAAAGCTATATCTGTTCGTCCAAGTCGTTGGATTATTTAACATACTCTGATTCTGCGAATTATCAGTAATTAACTTTGATGAAGCTAAATCTGCGCTTAATTGAAAAACGGTAGAGTAAATATCTGAATTACGCAATGCAACATCTGCACTAACGTAATCATCTTTACCTACCGGATTCAAAAAGTTCACAATTTCATGATCATCAAAATTAATTTCGTTACCTCCACCCACATCTAAGCTGTTTAGAAAGCGTGGGCTAAATAATGGCAATATCAATCACCTCCTTTCGGTGTGCTATTAGCGATCATTTCAGTGACCAATCCAGTAACTGCGAATGAAATCGCTAAAGTAACACCGCCCGCTATCTGGTTTAAAGCAAACATCGCCCAATTAATTGTAATCAAGGCTGCTAAGTAACACGCCAAATCAAATATTCGCCAAATAAACGGTAATAGTTGTTTAAAAATCATAGTTCGTCTCCCATCAATCCAGCTTCATCACTAAGTAGCCAGTCTAATTTCTGTTGTGGTGTCATTCGTTCAATTTGCTTTTCAGGGTCATTCACATCTGAATAGTCTTCAAAATGTATCATCCCCTGATACAAGGCATCAATAATAGCATCCACAACATCAATTTTGAGCGTTGCTTTTGCTTTGTCTACCTGAATACCTATCTTGTCTTCAATGACTTGTGCGTTCAACAGCGCTTTTTCCATTATTTTGTCATCAAGTCGTGTAATTGAACTCTCAACAAAGGCAGACTGTAAGAACTTTGTAGGGTCTTTCAATTCACTAGTCCTCTGTCGAATCGCCATCAAGTTCCATGACGTATTTAATTCAAGTTGTTTAATTGCTGGTGTTGCACCCCATGCGTCATAACCAAAAAAGACAACCTCTAAAGCGTTGTCTTCTACATAATTTAATAGCCATTGGTAGACCTGATCATCATTTATTAGCCCTTGCGGGTGTGACGTTATTGTGCAATACCCTTTTTTATCCAACTCACGGTAATTAATTCCATCTTGTTTCTCTTTAGCTTCAATACTGCCTGCTTTTTCCCAAGGAATAAACGAATGCTGTTCTACGTGCCAGTGTTTGTCACCATTACTATCTAGGTATGGATAAACAAATGCGATAGCTGTATTGTCACTAAACATTGAGTAATCATAACCTATGTATACTTGCTTTCCATAAATTTCAAACTTAGTAGTAATTGCACGCTCAACATCTGATAACTTTAAAAAGCTATTTGTTGATTCTTGTAACCACATGTTAAGATTTTTATTCTGAAAATCGCTAACGGTTCCAGCTAACAAATCGCTGTCTCTTTTATCTACTAGCCCTTGCATCAAAACATCTTTCTCGCTTTTCAAATTAAGTAACGGATTACTTTTTATCCAAGTTTCAGGCTTAAATGTTTCATCAAGACTATCATTAGCCCATATCAAACCCAGATAGCTATCAGCATCTCTATTCCAATCTTGCTCCATAGCCTGTTGAATCATCTTTTGGTCTTCGTGAAATGGAACAGTTGGATCAGGATATGATGTTGATATTTGAATAAATTGACGATTTTTAACCTTAACCTGTCCTGATATGATTTTAGAAATCTTATCGCGGCTTTTGATTTCGCCTATTTCATCAACAATAGCTGTCGTAAAATGGAAACTGTCATACTGTCCTGATTCATGAGAAATAGCCCGCATTACGTTGTTCTTTTTCTTCATGATAATCTGATCAGTTTGTATCATTAAGCCGACTTCTTCCGCGTAGGTTTTGAAAGGGGGCTTACTAATGAGCTTTTGCATCATACTCTTAATATAACCAAACAATTTATTGGTTTGTTTGAAATTAATTGAAGCAACTAAGAAATCTTGGTTTTCAAGTCCAATAGTTTCTACTAAGAATGAGTATGTTTGAACGATGGCCATCATATACGTTTTACCTTGACCACGTGATACAGAAACAATCACGCGGCTGTATCTTTTACCGCCATCTTCGTTACGCCAACCTATCATTTGAGCTAAGATAAACTTTTGCCAATCCATTAACTCTGTAGGTTCGCCTGTATCAACGTTAGGGCAAATGCTTGCAAATTTAAGAATGTTTTTTGCTTGCTTAACAGAATAATGAAATTTAAAATCATCATCGCCTTGCCTTTGTAAATCACTTAAATGTCTAAATGATGCCAATTTAATAAAGTAACCTTGTTCAATTTTTTCATCTAAGACATCAAAAGCATATTGCGTTCCCTCATCTTGGTAGCGCATTCTTATATCTGAAAAATCAAGTGAATGATAGACGCCAATAACATCATGACTTATTGTTAAATCAATCTTCTTCATCAGCAAAGAACTCCTTCATTTGTGATGTTGAACTTTCATCACTATCGTCATTTCCGCTTAATTCCATTAACTCAGATCTACTCTTTGGTGATAGACCTAATTCTGACCCTATCTTTGCCAAATTCTTTAAGGAATCGCTATAAATATTTGTCATAGGATTACGTTTGTACCCCTGGAACGTTTTGTCGATGACCGTTCCCTCGAAGTCTTGAACAGGTTTATAAATCGCTTGTACTTCTCCATTTTCTCGCACATGTTTGTAAGCATTTCTATATATTTCATATTGGGTACAATACATTTCTACTAAACCGGAATCAATGCGGTTAACGCTACTTTGAGTTTCTAAAAAAGGCACAACTTTACGCCAAATCACCTTTGCTTGCTGTCCTAAGTAGGCAGGAGGTGTAATCGTTAAACGCCCGCCGTTAACATCTTTATCAACTTTTTTAACCAACGCTTAATCACCTCCTTTCTTGTCAAGCCCCCCCCTACCCTAAAATTTTAAAAATTGAACATTTTTACAAGATGACGATATGTGTGCGCTCTTTTGTCTGCTCGAATAGGGCGGGGGTATTTTGCATTTTAAACTTTGTTTGGTGTCAATTTACACGTGAGCACTTTAAAACGTCTTACAAACGATTATAGTGGCTGTTAACGTTTTAATCGTTCCCACCATATTAATTCTTTCTTTTTTCATTGGGATAAGTAACACTAGCTACTTTAAGCTCTTTATTACCATACTCATCAATACATACCGCAAAACTAATTGTAGGTTTATGTAAGCTAAGCTTCTTCATAAGAAGGCTATCCCTAAATTGTTTATTGGTTACCACTATCTATGATCCTTTCATCAACTTATTAATCATAGCTAAACTTCTAACAGGACTAACGTGCTTCAACTGATTATCTTTGCCTGTACCATAATACGATTGCTCCCACTTGGTCTTTAACGTGTGACACCTACTGCATATGACTGCAAGATTAGTCATATCTGCCTTATCATTCGGGGATGCTTCAACTGGTACGATGTGATCTACTGTCTTACCTTGCTTAACTACACCATCACACTTGCAGTATTGACACAAGTAATGTTGCTCATCCAACACTCGCTGTCTTAGGTTAACCCACTGCTTTGTCCGGTAGAAGTTATACTGACCACGCTTGTTATCATCACAGTTACGTGTCACTGTATTGTATCTGTGTGTTGCTTGCTTATCTCTAGGAACATACACACGTTCTTGGTCTGCGTGTTTAGCACAGTAATGTTTAGGTAACTCAATCATATTGAAACAACCGTTTGCTTTACAACGTCTAACTCTTGCCATTACTAATACTTTTACTTTCTCAATATGATAATGGTATGTTTCTTGTCATAATCGTAGTCACACTCACCATCTATCCACACCTTTGGCACATCACGGATATCATCAAACTCAATACGTACATGTGGTTGCTTTGCAGATTGTTCACCATCTTTAATTCGTTTAACAGTATCAGCTAACAAATCAAATGATCGTTGTGCTCGACTAGTATCTAAAGTAATGTTAGTAGTCAATTCATTATCGATATGTTTTCCTCTAATCGGTTCAGATTTCAACTCATCACATTTAAGAATATAAATGCCACGGTCATCAGCACTCTCAACTGTATATCCTTGTTCAAACAGTTTGTTTAATTCTTCTACATCTAATGGGTTTGTTACTTGAATTGCTTTTCTCATGTTTTTTCTCCTCATTCACTGCAAAATAAAAAGCGCTTATGCGCTTTTTTTCAATATTTTATATGTTAATCAATACTATAATATTTAGCAATTTCTTTAGTGATTAGCACAAGTACTGCCTCATATTTTATTTTCATCATTCTGAAATCGTTAAGAAATTTATTTTTATATTCTATATCAAAGCTATCATTTCTTGTATCATCCCTTATTTCGCTTATATAGAATTCTACGTTGACTTCTAGTGACTCTAGAGGATCAGTCATATCTTTGATATTATTAATCAACTCCTCAGAAGCACCACTAGGTAGTGCTTTAACGGCATCATTGAAATACTCATTATATTTTAGTTGATGTTTATTTCCAGCGGAAATGTGGATGTACATATCTGCAAAATATTTAGCATCTCGTTCACCTAATTCTAAATATTTGAACACTTGTGACATCATGCCAATAATTATTCGCATTTCATTGAGTGATTTATGTATTTCTCTTAAGTCTTGAAGGTACAAATCCTCATTTCTCTTTGAACGCTCATTATTACGTTCTGCATCAATTTGACTTTTAGCAACAAAATATGCAATCAGTCCAGAAGGTACCATTCCCAAGTAACTACCCCAAAAACCTAACCAATCCCCATTCCCGTTCGAACCCCGAGGCCAATGTTTATATTGAACAAATAATGGACCGCCAACAAAAATAAGCATTCCTAAAATAATTAAGAACAAAAACATTTTTTTACTCATGTCTCCAACCTCCAATAGCAGTAATTATACTACTAGAGAGACGAAGGTTGGATTAGAAATTATCGAATCGTTTAGACATCTTATCAAATTCCTTGTCGAAATCTTTTTCAAACTTCTTGCATCGATCATTCATTTTCATCATATATCTAATTACAAAGGCAATTAAGAACACGAGCGCAAATAACCAAAGTAGTCCAAAAATAATCGCAATCATCAATAATGTGTTAATCATAATTTTTTCTCCTAAACGTGTCACTCGGCAACTAAATAAAGTGTTCAGCTTTCAATCGGTCATCATTGTACTCAAGTGCATACATCAACTTGTTTGCACCAACAAAGCCGTTCATCTCTTCCCACTCGTCTGTCTTCTTAGGCGTTGAGAACTGCCTGATAACCACGCCTTGTTTGTCTTCTGTCTTCTCAAAGTGAAGATGACCAACGTGTATTTCAGTAGTGCTTGCGATACCCCATAGATGTCGTTGCTCACTTGCCAATGTTTGGCCTGGATTGCGTTTATTGACATCACCATGCTGGATTGATATCAGTACATGTCCCAACAGGTAGGCTGTCCGATATTTGTTGTTGACATCTACCTGCGCTTGTTGAAAACGTTCTTTAACCCAAAGCATGAACATATAAGCCAAATCGAAGTCGTGATTACCGCCTACTGATTTAATCATCACTGTATTGGCGTTCTCTAGTGAAGCAACCACAACAGCTTGTAAAAACTGCATAGCTTCATCAACAGCACGTGGCATTTCAACATCTTTCAAAATTGTTGACTTAACTGTTTCCGTGGTGTTGATTTTATCAGAATGCAGCATATCCCCAATCATTTCTATTGATATGGTGCGATAACCCTTTTTGATAATATCAACCAATTCAGCTAACTTGTCTTGAACATCTGCTAATTGCGTAACACCCCAGTGCATATCGGTAATTGGTATCACAAGATTATGCTGACGTTCTGGCTTGATAACTTGTTTGACCTTGATCGGTTTAATATCGCGTGTTAATACTTCAACTGCTCGCTTGATGTCATTATCAACTTTAGGCTTAACCGTAATCTTAGACTGATATAAATCAATCAAGCCATTCTCAACACTATTCTGTTGCCAGAAGTTATTGCGTGCTGATACGATATCCCAATCATCAGGATTAAAGCCATGTGCTCTTAATACGAACTCTGGGTCTTTAGCCTGTTCGGAAGTCATTTGCATTGTCGTAGATGATGTTGTGCTGCCGTCTTTGTTGATGACAATTTCAGTACCGCGCTTCACATCTTTGATTTTGTTTGTATTCTTTTTCAATTTGTCATATCTACTGCTAGTATGTCCTGTTGATAGGTATCGTGAAACAGTTCGTCTACTTAAATTGACACCAAATTCATCAAACAATTTTTGAGCTATTTTGCTAGATGACAAACCTTGCTTTCCTAGTTCGATAACTCTATTCTTATGTTCATCAGTCCATTTTGTGTAGCCCATTATCGCCACTTCCTATCATCATAAAAGGCATCTTTGCGCTTGTCTGTATTCGACTTGCGTTTAGATGCCTTCTTGTGTTTCTTATTATATTTTTGTTGCCTGTCTATCCTGCGGTAGATGTTTAATTCATCATCACTGGCGACAAGTCCATACTCGTCATCTATTTTCATAGTTTTCTCCAAACAAAAACCGCCGTTAGACTTAACTAACGAACGGTTTTTGCAATATTAAATTCCGAGTTGTTCATAAACTTTATCTCTATAATGAAATTGGGTCATTTCTTTATTGTGACGATGCACTTTATCTGCATCAGGCCAACGATCCATTGCATACTTTATAGCAGCTTCTTTATATGGAATGACTAAAGATAAGTTGTTTAGAAGTAATGTCGGCATCAAATCATCTGCCTTCTTTTTCCCGTTTATATTCACGGCTATGATAGGTATTTCTAACCTAATTGCCGTCTCAATTTCCCACTTAACAAACTTTCTAAGATTTTTTGTATGTTGTCCAACCAAAATAATAAACAATTTTGAGTTAGCAAACCTGACTCGAAGCTGTTTTTTTATGGACTCCTCTGAACTACTATCATATGATTTGTTCAAATCGTGAGCATTATTCAATTCAAAATCATTTTTTGTGTCAGCCGCCCAGGCGGTCATCATTCGGTAATAAGGCATATCTTCATCACCATCAAAAGCAACATAAACTTTATTCCTGTAAGCCATAAAATCTGTCCTTTATTTTATAATAGTTAATCTTAGAATTTGTTTCTTTGTCCAATAAAATAATTAATTTAGTAGGCTTCTTAAATTTAATCCTTCTGAGTCTAAATGTCCAGAGAATTGTGTCTAAAATTTGAGTATTATTATATGATCTATCATCTAATCTTGTGATACCAGACCCAAACAGCGTGATTACAACCGTTCTTCCGGCATATAAGGAGTCTATTTCATCCCAAAAATTAATTAAAAATCTAACATAATCTTGCATTGTGAGATAGGCTTGATTATATTTATTGAAGTGGGTTAATGCAGTAAGAAATATATCATCGGAATATATAAAAACTGATCCCAAACTATATTTTATTTTATTTCCTACTCTTCTGGAAATATCTTCGGATATTTTGTGCTGTTCATTTAGTCTAATATCGCCATGAATTCTTTCATTTAAAGCTTGAACATCAATATTATTTTTCAAAACGAACTGACCATTCAGTGAGCGCTTAGATATAATTTCATCATCTACCTGGGTATCAAAATACTCGTTAAAAGCGAAAACCTTTATGTACTCATGGTTGTTGTATATTTTAGTAGAAAAAATATCACCTCTTTGTATAGAGATCTCAGAATCACCCATTTTAAAAGTTGTAAATGACATTGAATTGGCAAATATTAAAGAAACTAAGTAAATAACAAAACTAATAACACCTGAAATTATCAATATAGAATATTTTACTGTTTGGTTTACTTCACAAAAAGTCAATATGGCCGTAGCTATAGCAAATACCAATCCAATTTTCCCTTTGACATTTTGCAATAAATATTCATTAAAAAAACCTATCTTCATAATAATCTCCATTGTTATTTAAACAATTTTAATTATACATGAAACCGCACAGTAAATAATATAGATATAAACGCTAGAAATACGGCGCACTCATTTCTTCTCCATGCAGCTATGACCAACAACACCATAACAAATACTAATTGCAAATACTTGCTAACTTTTCTGTCCATGTTTTACTCCAATAAAAAAGCACCCGTTAAGGTGCGACTATCAACTATTAGTTGACTGTTCAATGTGGTTGTAAACCATTAGTTGACTACCACTATGTACGCACCTCTTCATCATGAGATGTCTTTATCTCTCCCAACCTGTAAACCCGAGACTTTGTGGACGCCCGCAGCTATATCTATGATATTTGCTACGCAGTACCAGCTTTTTTGATGACACAGGTCTTAACTATGTACGCAATCGCAGGCAAGCGACTGCTATTAAGTTGTGCGGACTTACCGCAATGTGAATGTTCTGGACTCGAACCAGACGTAAGCCTACTTTACATTCACTCACAGAAATCACCTAACTAGTATAAAGTCGCACTATGGAAGTCACTTTTAAGACTTTGGCGGCTATGGTGAAAACTGTTATCTCCTAAAAGGAGTATTGACAGGGTAAGGATTTGCACCTTACAAACGATATTTCTAACCCAGTTGCTCATGTAAGGTACTGGAGCGGTCTGTTCCGCGACCTGTCATAATGATAGATATTTCAACCTATCTATTTTACATTACCACTAATCCTTTTTCCGAAGTGTGTGCAACGTTGCTTTTAATGGATTAGCAATAACCCTGTTTCAAATTATCTGATATTAACAATATAACCCTATATTTATGCATAAAACTGCATAAAAACCGCAGTGTTATAGGACTGCACCTAATATGTGTTTGACTTCTGTACGCCAAGCGATTGCTGTTCTTTCAGATATGTGAAACTGCTGTGCTACCTTAACCCATGTGACAGACTTGCTTGCATAATAATACGCAACTACTTTCTGCTTGTCTGGCTCAAACGTGGCTATCCAGCGCTCAACGTCTTCCTTTTGCTTTTTGAGACTGTTAAGGTATCTATCCTGCTCAATTCGTATCACCATGTCATCAACTGGACGTGTGTGTTTATTCTGTGCACGACCGCCACCTATATTCTCATCAACTTCTTGACTGTCATACCGTATCGTTTCTATACGCTGTTTAATTCTTAATTCGAGACGACCAGAGAAGTAGTCTCTCAAAATGCTATCTACTCTATCCGCCAATTTTCTCCCCTCTTTCTACATGTTATAATATTAAAAACGTTAGGGGGCATTATGACTTTATTACTACTTCACGCTTTAATTCACTTTATGATTATTCTATTGCTGATCACTCTTCTAATCGGCTTTTTAATACATAGCCGTGGCACAAAAGTAATTTCTATTTTTGGTATAACGATACAGATATTGATACTTGTCTTTATAAATCATTATTGAGTTGAGTCACACCTTGCTCCTTTACCTATTCGTCAACTATCTTGATTGTTTCTGGGTGTACAAACGCACTCATTAAAATATCAATATTAATATTCTTTTCGTTAACCTTTTGTACTTCTTTCATAAAAACAAAATTTTTATGAGGTGTTTCGCGCCCTTTCCCATCAAACAATAGTCCCTTACGCTGTTCTTTAGTCATCTCAACAGTTGGCGCATATTCTTGTCGTAACTGTTCTAATAAGTCACGCATTTCACTGCTCCAAATTGTTCTTGGTTCTAATTCATTCAACGCTTCATCAAATGTCATTTTCTCTCTCCATAATATTTCAAGACAATATAAGTAACTGCGACCATTGCTGACAATAACATGCCAAACTCAATCGCATGCTGTAAGTTGTGTCCTATTTCAATCATTGTCGCCCTCATCTAATAACTCTTTGGCTAGTGTTCGTATTTCATTTTCTAGTAACTTCTTTTTTTCATCTAGGATTTGGTCGACTTCTGATTTTGAAAATTCCAATCGTACGTGCTCAATCTCGACAAAACACCAATCACGCTCAATTGTTTTGTTTTCAATATCTAACAACTTATTCATTTCTCGTCGTTTGTCATTCAACGTATTTAAAATATTTGTTGCCTTGTCAAAATCCATCACTCGTCCTCCACTGGTAACTGCACCGTTTCTGTTAGTGGGTTAGTCATTACCTAATACCTTTGTGCCGTCAATATAAACAGCCCCTTTCCAATCAGTTAGTCTTGATTTTACAGCCAATTTAATAACGCTTTGATAGTTCAAGGGAAACGTACTAAAATCAGGCAGTGGATACATATTTGCGTCATATCCAAGAAAATACAACTCGTCTTTATTCGTATTTTTTTCATCTAGTAAAAGTTCAACCGTTTTGAATCCCTTGAACAAAGATAATCCACCTTTATATTTTTCGAGTACAGTCTGTTCAGTCATCACTTATCTCCTCCGTGTAAAAACTCATGAATATCATTGCCGATATCATCTGGACTGATACGGTCGGTGTCGTTGACTTTGACGTATGTTTCTTCAAAAATATCCGGCTTGCAAATTTCAATTACACCAAAAACACCTTGGATAATGTAGTCTCCACTTCTAATTGTGTGATACTCATCAAGTATTAGTAGCCTTAACAACTTTCCATATTTGATTGCTTTATCTGTTTTAACTAATTTCTTAAACCAATCAGGATATTCACTAAATGTCGTGTCGGATTTCCACTGAAATGCTTCGACCATTACTGGTTTTTTCTGGTATTTTGTCATTTTATTTTCCTTTTTTAGTGTTTAAAATTCTAAACTGATGTATATTTAATTTAATAAAAAGTTTAGGAAGTGATTTTTAATGTTAAAAGATTCTTTTGACGTCACATTTAGAGGCGGCAGTAGTTATAGAACTTATTTTGAAATACCTAATTTGTGCCCTCACTGCGGAGAAAAAATGAGCCCTCGTTATTGTTACGGTCTATCTAGACAAACTCATGACGATCGTGACGAAAATAATGCGGTAGGATTATTGTTACAGTGTGTTAGTTGTGAAAAGTATTTCGCTAGAATGTTTTTATTGAATCAGTTTGACGTCAATGGTGCTCCTAAAGAAATAGAGTTGTCGTATAATCCACCTATCAATGCTAATATTCCTGAAAATATTGGTACAATTTCCGATAGTTTTTCAAAAATTTATACGCAGGCTCTTCAAGCTAAGCAGGCCGGTTTAGACCAAATATATGGAATGGGTTTGAGAAAAGCTTTGGAGTTTCTCGTTAAAGACTTTGGCATATACTTACATCCTAAAGCTGCAGATGATATCAAGAAAAAACAACTCGGCTATGTTATCGACAAATATTTCACAGAATTCACCGCTATTACTGCACTATTCAAGGCGGCAACATGGATTGGTAACGACGAAACACATTATGAACGCAAACATCCTGACAAAGATGCCGAAACAATAAGAAGATTTATATCAGCTACCATGTTACAAATTTCAAGCCGCCTAACATCAGATGAGGCAATGCTTATGATCAAAGAATCCGCAAAGCCTGAAACAAAATCTTAATTGTCTTTGAATTCATATCGATAGTTTCCTTTTGGGTATCTATTAGTAAATTCAAAATTTTATTTTCCTCGACTAGCTCTTCGTATGAAAGTTGGTCTTTTTTATTTTCTAATTTTTTCATCTAATCACCATTAAATTACTTCCTCAAACCAACGACTATTTGCGTCTGCCTTGACTTGATATTTTTTATTGTTGATAACAATAACGTCCCCGTTGCTATATCCTAAAACCGTTACTTCATTTCCATTCGCTAAAAATATTGAATTTATTTTCATGTTAATCACCCTTCCTCATAAATACATAAAACATAGCTCCATCAAGACCAAAAATAATTACGTATGTCACTGCTAATTCAAAATTGATAACCATGAACAATCCAGCGATAACGCTAATTAGCATTAGCAAGATAGATATTGTTAGTCCTGTGATTTGTAGTTTTCTCATAAAATTACCTTACCTTTATTAATTTCATAACCCATTTCTTTGGCATAACCATATATCGATGATTCGTTACAGCCAGATTGTTTAGCGATTTCATGAACGTCTGTAACGCCAGCTTTCGTCAACTGTTTAAACTTCACTACTCGTTTTTGCTTGGCTTCTGACGGCGTTTCTTCTGGCGCTTCCACGAGCCCTTTTTCAATTAACTTTCTGCGCTTGGCATATATTTGAACAGTGGTTTTACCAATCGCGTTCGAAATTGCCCTGAATTCTTTACCTTCATCAAGCATAGAAATTAATGTTTCCGTTTGTTTATCGCTCCAATGGCTTGAATTTTCACCGCCTGGTTCTATTTTTAATTTTGACTGCATCCACTCGGCAGCCATGTCAAATCCGAATTTTCTTTCCTTGTCACAAAATTCAGCTGCATAGTTCGTCATTATTATTTCTCCAGTTCGTATATCTCCAATCGCGGGTTATCTTTGTCGATATAAAAATCATGATCATATCCGTTGATGTGTTTGATATTGTCGTTCCCTAAAAACGTCACCCCTCGCACGTTTGCTTTTTGCATGCCGTCGAATATGAACTTCTTTATGAAATCCCAATTATCTGGGTCAATTCGTCCGTCTGCTAAATACCAGTCAAATTTCAATTTACAAGGCCAATTAAATATAATGCCATCAACCATGGCTTGTTCAACTATTCTTTTAGCATATAACGTCCCCTTCTTTTTCAATCCGGAACCCGCATATCTATTCGTTCTTTCTGCATTTATATACTTATTCAAAGTTTTATCTCGGTACTGCTCAATATTGAAATAAATTTTATTGTTAGTCATCTTCTAACTCGACCATTTCTAACCTCCCTTTGGTTTTGTATTTTTTGTCAGATACAAATCTATTGACATAAGACGGACGTGTCATGAACATTAAATGGTCAAATTTTTTACCCGTCTTTCTAGCAATTTCTCTAGGTGTTCCATCTGCAATAAATTCATCGCCCTTGTACAATGCCCGAATTCGTTCTGATTTCGGTTTTATCTTTGTTACCATAGTCCTTCCTTTTCATTTGCTCTCACGTCCACAGAAACCGTCCTATTTGACGTTTTAAATGTTGTTTAGTGTATTTGTACATAAACAGCGTTTAGCGCCTTAAAACGCTTGTTATTGTCTATCTGGTATTTAATCTATGAACCTCTGCAATCCGCTCATCTATCTTGATGCCTGTTAGATGGTGTTTCTGTAAGAATGTTTCAATTCCTAACGAATGCGCGTCCTGATGATGAATACGACATAATTGCACGGCTCTGTGTTTCAAATGGTTAGTCTTGCGCCTGTCTACCCCTTGACCAATCGTGTCTAAATGATGCAGGTCACTAGGTCTCTTGCCACATATCACACAACACTTGTTCATCAGGCACTGATATTCCCAGTGGGCTATTTCTTGTGGTTCAAGTTCGTTCAGTGGCTTCACACTCAAAGCGATGTTGTGAAGTGCCGTGTAATCCAACAGCATGTTAATGAACTCGTTTGTATTGCTCTTTTTTCCTGTTTCAGCACTCAAACTAAATTCACCATATTCCAGACCATAGTAATATTCGTACATGATGTAAAAGTGTTCACGCATGGTTTCTTTTGTTTCTAGCCAAACGCCACCGACCTGTGAATTCCAAATATCTTTTAGTATTGCAAACGCAAATCTACGCTGTTTTGGGGTTGGTTCATTATCATCACTAGCTATCACTGATAGAACTTGTTGCTGATTAGTGGCGTGATACTTCTGCAATGTGTGCAAATCATCATCACTCATTCGCAATGTGACTAACCCTTTGTTTGGATCTAGCTTATTCACTTGTCCAAATAATTCAGTCAATGAGTCATCACTCCTCCAGCTTCGTTTTCAATCCCATTTCTTTCAATTCAGCAAGCTCTTTAGCTACATCTGACACACCAACACTAGATTCTGCTACTGGTTCGGTTATCATTTGTGGCTCTACTCGCTGTGGTTTGTTGTTATATCCTCGTTGCTTGCTCTTAGATTTTTCGTCATCGCGTTTCTTCTCTGATGCTTCAATATCTTTTAAAGTGAACAACTTTCTTTGGTACCAATCTCTAGTTACATTCCACAAATACTTAAACTTACAGACACCATTCCCAACTGATATCTTGATAGCTTGTAAGATAACGCTGTATGCTTCGCGGTAATTACCGTTGTTAGCTTCAGCAAAATCGTCTAACTCTTTGTTGATATCTGTTGATACAATTCCGCCTATTGTTCCAAAGCCGTTTTGTTCGAGAATATTGACCAGAGCAGAGTAAGCTTTCGATTTGTCGTCGTTGTCATTTTCTGTTTCTTCGGCGTCAACAACATCTAACTCTTTCTTTATATCTATATCTTTCTCTAACTCTATATCTATCTCTGTTGGACGCTCATTGGACACCGGTTGGACATTGTCCAATTTATTATTTTTTCTTTGTTCTCTTTTGTACCTAGCCCAGTTGGTTTCTTGGTCAATTAATGCTGATACCTGAGACATTTCCACGTTTTGGCTATCATCGATTTGAATTAAACCAGCTTTCATAAAGTAAGCTAAAGTCATAGCGACTTGTTCTGTTTCTTCATCAATCATCAAAGCCAATTCTTCTTCGAGTTTTCCATAAACACCTTCGTAATAAATAACTCCGTTAGTGTCTAAAGAACTCAACATCATTTTTTGATATATAACTACCATGGTGTCGCCGCCGGCCATTTTTCTGGCCTTTTTAATAGCAAGATTTTTGTAAAAGTTATTATCAAGCCTTAACCAGAAGTAAATCGGTTTTTTCTTGGTTGCCACTGTTACCTCCTTTGGGCTTCACACCCTTTCGTGTGGTTACGCCACATCGCCATCATACGAATGAACATCAACGAATTGAGCGACTTAAACTCTTTTCACTGGCTAATCAGTTTAGTGACGATGATCGGGTCATATCGACCTTAATTTAATTGTTTGGCGATTTCGGAAAGCATCTGTTTGAAGTCTTTACCGGTGTAAATTTCTTCATCTTGAATATCGTCCCAGACTTTAGAAAACTCATATTTAATCGCTTTCTTCACTTCCTGAACTTCTGTTAACTTAGGCGGTTCATTTTCCAATGCTTTTGCTTGAACAAATTCTAGATTCAATAACCTTGTTAGCGCTCCGGTTGGTTTACCGGTAGCGGTGAAGTTGCTAATCTTTAACCAGTCTGCCTTGATGGTTAGTGGTGTTTTAAGTTGATATGATTCGTTGCGTTCGTCAATTTCTTTTTGCAACACTGGTTGTAGTTGCTTCAAACGGCTAACATTCCACGTATTTTGTTCTTCCGTGATATCTTCAATAATTGAATCAGCAGTATCCTTAACAGCAAACAATCCACCATTACGCTCCGTTAATTCCTGTTCATAATCCTTAACATTTTGCTTAACAGACTTCTTGATTAAGTCAGATACTTGCTTCATGTCCTTTTTCAAAGCGGCCATACTCTGCGCATCTACTTTGCTATCAATCGCAGTCACTTCGACACCATTCAACGTTGCTCGCAAGTCGTTCCAATTTTGTGCCACACCGTTTTCAAAGCTAATTAACGGCATTACTGTCTTTGGTTCACTCATTTCACGTCCTCCGAAGTCTCATTCTTTTCAGCAAATGGATTAGGTGCATCACCTGTATCGACTCCAGCAAATGGATTGTCACTTTTTTCTTCTGGTTGATTATCAATAATTTCTGGTTCAACTTTTTGATCGTCAGTAGTAGTGATTTCTTCTGTTTCTGGAGTAACATCACGTGCTTCACGTTCGTTCTTGTCATCTTCTGCAATAGCTTGCGCAACCTTGGTTGTCTTGGGAGCAAACTTGAGCAAATCTTTCATCACTGTTTTAATAGCCATTGCATCAAAGTCTGTATACCATGGTGTCTGTGGTGTTTTCCCGTAACGGTCTTTGTGGTCTGGCCCCTTATAAGTTTGGCTGAACTTCATAGCATGATTAATCACTCTTTGGATTGGCCAATACTTGACAATTCGTTCGCCATCTAAGTAATAAAATGCAAGGTATCCAGCTACTGGGCTTTCTCCATCTACATATGGATCATAATTTTCATTTTCCATTGTGAATTCATCAAATACATAGTTGTAATGTGGCTTATTTGCTTCATAAACAACACTTCCACCCAAACGACCAACACGACCGGTATTTTGTACAAGCTTGATAATTCCTCGATACCCTAGTTGGAATTGGGCTTTAACATCTTTGGTTACCCACTTACCATCTACTTTTGCTCGCTTTCCATACGGAATAACGTAGGCTTCGCCAAGGTCTGGTAAGACAGATAAATCAAGAATGGCCGCTCGCATTGCAGCGTTAGTCAGGTCATTCATATTTGTTTTTGCTAAGTCTGGGTTTAATGCCACTACCGTTGACAATCCACTTAAGAAACCGGCTGCGTTGTCTTTCAATATTTCCTCAAAATGCTTTTGCATCTTGTCACTGTTAATGATTTTTTGACGTTGTGCTACTTCGTTTGCCATAATTATTTCCACTCCAATTCTTTAATTGCGTCTTCGCCATACGTGCTATAAGGTGTTAATATGCCCTTGTACACACCGTTTAGGCAGTTCTTTTCCAAATACGTACCGAGTGCTTCACCGGCACAAATAACTTCTTTCATTCCGAGTTTGACCACATAAACGAAGTAGCATTCTTTTTGCAATTCTTCGTAAGTCATCCACATAAAATTGGCTTCGTCTGTATTATTTAATGCATAAACATACAAACATTTTTCGTGAAACGGAACGACTTCTTTTCCCTCAAAATAATCACGTTCAAAATCATTTCGTGGTTTATACGGTTCGGGTAATGTCACTACCATTTGCATTTACCTCGTTTCTTGCTATAATCGAGATATAAATTTTCTTTGACAATAATTTATATCTAGCGCTTTAACTGTTCCAGCAGTTAGGCGCTTTTTTTATTTTACCCGCATGTACTTGTTGCTACCATCTGTGCCACCCATTCGTTCCAGACGGCGCTTATTTCGTTGATGTTCACGCTCTTGTGACTCGCCTTGTATCATGCCACCTACGAAAACTAGGGCTAGAATGATTGCTACTGCTATTACTTGTAAAAACCACATATTATTTCCTCCTTATGCTGTTTCTTCTTGTTCAATCAACGGCAAGTATCCGTTAGCTTTTAGCAGTTCGTACAATCCAAGTCGTCCCTTTTGAGTCCACTTTGTACTTGCCACTAGCTTAGTTGTGCCATCGTTGCGTTTGACTTCGTGCGTTTCTGATTGAGTCCACCCTTTGCGTTGATGCTTTGCATATAACAACCAAGTATTCCCTTGTCGATACTGAACGCCTAATTCATGAAGTAGTTCGTTCATCTTTACACCACTCATGCCATAGTCTTTAGCAATGAAAGTAATTGTTACCAACGCTTTGTTATTGAGAATGACATCTGCATAATCATCTTTTGGTTTCAATTCATTAACCTGTTGATTGAGCACCAAATTATTTTGTTGTAGTTCTGCCTTTGCTTGTCGCTCAGTTTTCAACTCAGTTGCTAAACGAATAATAGTATCTGGATCAGTTAGCACTTGTTCAATCTTTTGGTCAGTCATATATGCGCCGTGCTTACGAATGCTAGGTAGCACTTCATGATTTACCCAACGCATAAACTTTCTAGCCTCTGCTTTACGACTCGCCCCGATAAATGAGTACAATCCTGCTTCACTTACGATGTTAGCTTCACCTTGACGACCTATATTGAACATAGACCGTTCATCTTCATCTAACCTGTTGATTGCTTGAGTAGTGTTTTTAATATCAAGCGTTTTAGCTAAATCAGTAGCCACAAACCATGTCTCGTTATCTTTAGTTACTGTTCTTATTTGATGGCCGTTAAAATCAAACGGCATAATTTCTGTTATCATGTTGTTTATTCTCCGTAAAATTTAGTGTTCTTATCTATCCATTCTTGGACTGCTTTTTTCGGATAGCCGTTTTTCATATTTGGTTGTTCGATATAAGGAAACCCATCTGAATAGATATATTTATTAACGCTGTTTATGCCAACTCCTAGAAACTGAGCTAACTCTGTTTTATCCATGATTTCTGGTAATTGGCTCTTGTGGAAAAACTTTATGATTTCATCTAGTTTTGCAAGTAGCTGTGTTACCATACGATCACGTCCTTTCTAATGTTTGTTTTGTGCTATCCTTTAATTACTGGCATTGCAGTGCCTAGTAATTTGAAAGGAGAATATAATATGTTAGACGAACTAACTAATGATTCAAAATTTCTGTTGTCTTCAATGTATAAAGAATATTTACAAAAACGTAAATCAGGCGTTGATAGAAATACATCTCGTAAATTTGGTAACGAAATTGACTTGCATAATAACTTGATGCCAGAATGGTTACAAGCTGATGTTCACGATTCAATAGCAGAGCTAATAACTCTTAAATATTTAGGATCTATTCCGGGCGATAATAAATTTACGTTTATTACACTAAATCCAAAGGCTATCGCAGAGCTTGAAACTACATTTAAAGATAAGATAGAAGCTGTCTTAGATTATGCTGCCAAAATAAAAAACGTTATTCCTTTTGTTTAGCCATAAACTATCCAGTCGTTTGCGATAATATCATTGGCAGAAGGTTGCCATAAAGGTGTTATTTCTTTATTATCAATAATTAAATAACCCAATGTACTTTTTGTTGGCAAGAACCATAATCCGTATTTAGTATTTTTAATGAATTCAGGTCTTGTAATTCCTCTACCGGATTGCAAGGCTTTTTTTGTTGCTTCTGTAATATTCATGTTTCCACTTCCTTTCTAAATATCATTGATGTTTAATAGCTGACGAATTTTTTGCCTTGTTTGATAGGGCTTATTTTTACTGCCAAACTGTTTAAATGCATTTGCTATAGTATCAGGGGTAACACCCAATGCATTAGCCAAGTCTTTATCAATCCATCCTCGTGCATGTAATTCTTTATTGACACGCGTTCTGAATTCGTAAGCAAAATCAATAACAACTTGTTCTGTCATACGTTTGTCCTTTCCTAAAAGTTTGCAACTTTTATACAATTAGTTGTAAGTTTTTGTTTACAAGGTTAAAGTTTTATACTATAATGACATAGTAAATACGCATAACAAATGTACCTAACGCCCTTATCACTCCGCCAAGATAGATAAAACGTAAGTGTTTTTGTTTTGCATAAAACTTTACAACTAACTTACAAGAATTAGTATAGTATAAAACTTTAACCAAGTCAACCATTAGGTTAAAGTTTTATACTATTGATTCAAAGAAATAGGAAAAATATCCCTTATGACGCTACTTTCAAGAACAAAAGAAATATCTAAAAAACGTGGATTGTCACTCGATGATTTGGCTATAAAAGCCGGATTGAGCAGCAAATCAATATATCAATGGGACAGAAGTAGTCCTAAATCGGAGAATCTTGATAAGGTAGCTGACGTACTACACGTATCAACGGACTATTTGCTAGGTCGAACAAATGATATGAATCTACCTGTATCAGAAAAAGTCAAGCAAGCCGATATAGACGATTCAGACCTATTGTTAGCTTTTGATGGTAAAGATATAGATGAGGAAGATAAAAAAGCTATTATTGAACTACTCAGGTTTCGTCGTTACCAAAAGCAAAATGGAGGTAATTAATGGATAGATATAATAATTTAATTACTGAAGAGTTGCTATCGGTGTGTGATAAAAATGATATTTACGTCCATAATTTTCATATGAAACCAGAAACACCAGACGTTTGTAGTCCAAACGATTTAACAATTATAATAAATTTGGAATTTGACACAAAAGCAAGCTTTAATTATCGACTAGCACACGAACTCAGCCATGTGTTGTATGGCGATCGAGAAGCTCAATCAGTTTATCAATTTAGTGAGTTTGGTAAACGAGGCGAAGAGTTTCTTGCGCACAAAAACGCTATACGTTTACTAATGTCTATTAAATTTCCAAGTAGTCCGCTTGCGTTTATGGGCTACTATAGTGTACCTGCTTGGCTAGAAAACGATGTAACAAAAACGTATAATGAATTAAATATAGTAGAATGAAATTATGTGCCAAGCAACCACATTAAACCGCTCGGGGGAAAGAATTTGAGTATTGTGAATATTTTAAATGAATTTAGAAAAAAATTTATGTTTAGCGATTTTTTTAATGTGTGTGTGATTCTTTTATTTTCTGGACTGCTTTTTGGATTGCCTATTTTACAAACAAATATGACATGGCGCACCGATGCCTATTTTCATTTAAGCAGAGTTTTCGATATAAGTAGTTATTTAAGAGAGTTCAAAACACCGTTAATTGTTAATCTCCACTCTTTTGCTGATGTAGGTCAAGCAATTAACGGTATGTACCCATTTTTGAGCATAGCACCTTTAGTATTCATCACTAGTCATTTTTCACCAATTCATCAATATTTCACAATTAATTGGCTCTTCATTTTGTCAGGTAGCATTTTAAATTATTTTGTGTTTCAAAAAATGGGTGCTAGTAAATTAAGAGCATTGACAGCCGTATCTTTAATATCCTCTTTCATAAACGTGTTTGCTTTTTCATCTTTATCATTGCACGGCGTATGGAGTATATACTTTATGTTTCCATTAGCCGTTTTATCGATTTCAAGGTTAAAAAACAACAATTGGTGGTATGTTTTAACTCTTTCAATGTCACTCTCGTTTATGTTAAATACTCACCTATTAAGTGCTTTATTAAGTGCACTACTACTGTCATTTTACTACGTATACATATTTCTAAAATCAGAAAACAAACCTAAAATAATTACTAAAACTGTTGTGTCACTAATAATTTTCGTAATTTTATCTCTCTCTACTCTGACTAACTTATTAACAATTTCAAAAGATAGCTTAACAAGTCTTGAAACGTTTCAATTATCTGCTGGCACTGTTAATATTGAACAAATGATTCATTCCCTAACAAATCCACCCATTTTTGGCATTAGCGTTCCATCATTATTTGGAAGTTTATTGATATTAGACATTGTTTTTTTGTTTTTTTGGAAACGGCTAAATAAAAAAACGCACATAATCTTTTTACTTGCTCTAACGTTGCAAATCATTGTTTCACCATATTTTCCATGGGCTCTTTTGCAAAAAACACCCGTTTCAACAATTCAGTTTCCGTCCCGCTTTGTGCCTTTTATACTAATTATTTTAGTTATAGGTTTAGCAACTGACAAGTTCTTCGATAATATGAAATTTATAATAGCAGCCAACGTTATTAGTTGCTTGTTAACTATTAGCTTTCAAACTAGTAATGCATCGGCCAAAATACATTTCCCCTTTTTTCCTCCTCAAATTAGTAGCTATGATCACCTAGAATCAAACTTACTTAATTATCGAGAGCATACCCTTTTAACTAAAGATGACCTAAAAAATTCGATATTTTATAGGCTTAAATCATATCCAGAGTACATTCCTAAAAACGTGAACAGTCGGGATAATTTATATTCTGGCAGCGTAAACGATCATATTGTTTTAAACGACAAAAAGGAAATCTCAAACGTATCTGTTTATACCACTGAAGATACTGTGAACTATGCTTTTAAAGATGAAGTTTTCGGAAACGTCGATTTGCCATTATGGAAATATTCTGGTGTTAATTATTCTGTTTTTAATCATCCAGATGCTCGAATCAAAATAAGCAAAAGACACACAGTTAGCTTAAACACCCAGAAAACTAAACTAATACAAATAAAAGTAACTAACCCTAGAATAGTAAACACATTTTTTTGGATTTCGATTTACGCTTGGGTTATATTATTAATAGCGATATTGACTAAACTTATTTATTTTAAAACAGCAAATCTTAAGAAATATAGACATTAAAAAGCACACCCATCCGACTAAAGACTAAGTGTGCTAATAAAGAAGTTAAACGCACGGGGCGTTCTATTAGATTATAACAGATATAAGCCCTCTTTTTAAGGGAGATTTTTGTATGGCTTCAATATATAAAAGAGGTAAAACATTTACCGTTAGTGTATCCGTCCCTTATCAAGGCGGATATAAAAAGAAAACTAAATCAGGTTTCAAAACAAAGACCGAAGCAAACCAATGGGCAATAAAAACGGAAGGGTCTAAGATTGATGGTGACATTGATTTTAAACCATCACAACTTCTTTCTTCCTATATAAATGAATGGATTGATACATATAAAACAGACGTGTCACGTTCAACTCATGTTGGTTATGAAATGACTTTGAAAGCTGTTAGCGAATACTTTGAAAATACATCATTAGATCAAGTAACCCGTCACGATGCGCAAAAATTTTTAAACGAATATGGGCTCTCTCACTCTCTTGCTACTAGCCAAAAAGTCAAAGGACATTTAAGTGGCATATTAAAGGATGCCGTAGCTGATGGAATAATAAGGGTCAATCCTTTTGAAAGAGCAAAACCGCATGGTACTAATGCCAAAGATAGCTCACTAAAGTTCTTAGAATATACTGACTTTAAATGTTTTATAGAATATCTAAAAGAAAACCATGAGCCAACTCATGATATTATGTTAGTAGCTTCTTTATCGGGTGCTAGATTGGGTGAAGTATTAGCTCTTACACCTAATGATATCGGTAACGGAACAATCAACATCAACAAATCTTATGAAGAACGTCTGAATATTGTAAAAGAGCCTAAAACTCCTAATTCAATCAGAACTGTAGATGTTCCAGAATGGCTAACAGATTATTTACTTGCTTTACCTGAAGACAATAACGCAAGGTTATTTAATCGTCAGCAATCCAGTGTGAATCGTGAATTGCAAAGAATATTAACAAGATTAGACATCCCCAAAAGAATAACTTTCCACGGATTAAGACACAGCCATGCTTCCATGTTGATTTCTCAAGGTGTTGCTGTAGAATACATCAGTGAAAGGCTGGGTCACAAAGATATTTCTATCACTCAAAAGACATATTTACACCTCTTACAAGTGAAACGAAATAAGGAAATATCACACACCATCACGCTTCTTAATTTGCTATAATTTTCAATATTTACTACAGTTTTACTACAAGGGTAGCCAAAAACCACACGTACCAGTACCCCAAAATCTTATTCAAAGAAACAGCTCGCAAACCAATGATTATGCCAATGCTAATTTTGGTTTAAGTAAAAAAACATCTAGAAAATAATCTAGGTGTTTTTTTATTTCACAAATTATTACTAATTCACATTACTTTGATTCAAAGTCCAGCGTGATTCCGGTGTCGTTGGTAAAATCATTAAAATAAAGAACCAAATATTTCCGATAATCGGAATCAAATCAATAAATATCCAACCAGCACTTCGATTTGTATCGTGCAGACGGCGTGCTTTCAAAGTAAAAGTAGCAATCCACACAATTATCATGACGATTCTTGTTGTCAAATTAGTAGACAAGTCACCAACAGTGTAGATATCTTCAATTGAATGACCTTGCATATTTTCCAAGATGCTAACTAATATTCCACCCAAAAAATAATTGACAATTAACGGTACCCAGTACTGTGTCCTTGTTGCCGTTGCATGCCAAGAAAACATTTTTGTCCAAAATTCACGATAAGCATTAATCAT